GAGAGTAGAAAACCTAAGTTAAAAGACACAAATTATGGTGGTGATACTGCTTTTATATGGACCTTAGCAGATTGGCAGTTAGGAAAAGCCGATTATGGGGTTGAAAACACCCTTAAACGCTACGAGGAAGCTCTTATTAAGGGGGTAAATCAAGTTAAGGCACTACGCAAGACAGGTACAGAGATAGATGAGATATACCTATTAGGATTAGGCGACCTTACAGAAAACTGCGACCAATCTTTCTACAGTTCTATGCCTTTTAATGTAGAGTTATCGCTATCACAACAGTATCAATTAGCTAGGCGTATGATTATGAAAACTATTGATACATTTCTACCACTTGCAGACAAGATAACTGTGTGTGGTATAGGTGGTAATCACGGAGAGATGACCAGATCAAGCAAAGGTCAAGTGTTATCTGATAGATTAGACAACTCTGATATGATGCACTTTGAAGTAGTCAAAGAGATACTTGCACAGAACGATAGATACAACAAAGTAAATGTCATACTACCTACTGACTATCATCACTTGCTAGATATAAAAGGTAAAGGTGTAGCTATTACACACGGACATATGACAGGTGGTGGAGCAGGTCCAGAGGGTAAGATAATGAAGTGGTGGCAAGGACAGATGTTTGGTTGGTTGCCTAGTGGTGCAGCCGAGATACTTGTAACAGGACACTATCATCACCCTAGATTACTGCGACAAGGTAGGCGTACTTGGTTTCAATGTCCAAGCATAGATGCAAGTAAAGACTTTACTGCAAGAACAGGACTATGGAATGATCCTGGTGTCTTATGTTTTACAGTTAATAAAGATGGTTGGGATAATTACAGGATAGTTTAGACACAATCCTCAATCATATAAGCAATACAACCAACACATCTACCATCAAAATTTAATGTTGTTTGTGGTGGTTCGCCACACTCTATACAATTCATTCTTCTTCTTGTTCTACTGTTGTAAGTACCTGCACATTTGGTAGTATTGCTAATAGTTGTATTTGTCCATTAGATAGTATTATGCTTTTGCCCATAAATAACGGCTGATCCTTGTCATCTTTTCTACCTAACAACTCTGCAATCAACATACCTGTTGTTGCTTTGCTTAACATTACATCAATCATTCTTTCTCCTTATGTATTTTTGCTGCACCTTCGTATAAAAATCCTACCACTTTTGTAACAGTTTTATTATCTTCAAACTCTGTTGTTTGTGGCATTGGTATTGGCGACCATTGAAAGTCATAACCTTTACGCACTAAATTATGTATGTTCCAAGTCATAATTTTTCCATCATACTCTGTAAGATATACAAACATCTTGCCTGTTTCTACTGACTTAACAATGTTGCTATCAAACTTTTTCTTTTCAATAGCCCAACTTCTGTATTGTTTATCTCTTGATTTAACCTCTACAATGTATCTATTGTTTTCTGCATCATAAGTACTGTACCGATCAGCTACTTCTACTAAGTTAAGTCCAGGATATATCTCGTTTAACTTGTCTATTATTTCTTTTTGTTTCATTCTTCCTCCTGATCTATTTCAATTACTTCTACATCTACAGGAATATATTTTGGTTTTTCCATAATATTTATATCAAAGTATTCTCCGTGCCTAATAAGTATTTGTATTATCATTTTTAATCTCCGTGTCAAATACCAAACCACCTTGTTGATTAGCCCTTAATATTAATCTACCCACTAACTCTGCACATTGTGGTACTACTGCATTACCTAACGCCATTAATATAGGTTTACGATTTGGATAATCTTGTGCTGATCTAGGCATACCATATTCCCACATAGCAAAATCTTTTATTTCATCTCTAAGTTTTCTAAAAATTTCAAGAGGCAAAGTTTTTCTTTTAGATGTTTTAGAACCTGTAAGAACTGTACCATAAGTTTCTTTCCAATCTCTTGCAGCTGCAGTAGGAAAACTATCTAATGTATGATGCCAAACATTTGTCATACCTAATCTAGCCATCCATCCGGGAAACCCATTAGTCTGCCTACCCATCCATAGTTCAGCCTCTTGCCTATCATCTCTGGATTCTTCTCTCCCAACTCCATCTCCAATGTTGAGTTCCTTTTCCCTGCTCGTACTGATGGAGCGTAATTGTTTATTGGCTTCGGTGTCTGACTCGCTAATGGTGTACTCCATATCTTTGGATTCTCCCTTAGATTTCCTGACATCTTTCTCTTGGACTTCTTCTCTTTGTCGCCACGATATAGTGCGTTCTCCAGGGCCTTGCCTGTTCTCGGTGGTAGATGATCCATTGTGTTTGGTGTTTGCCAAGATGCCAACTCCAAAGAATCTTTTTCTAAGGTGTGCTGCACCAACTGATCTTGCTGATATAATTTGCCATTCAAATCTATAGCTCCTGCTCTTGGCAATATCTTTGATAACTCTTTCAAAGGCTTTCCCTTTGTTCGCTGTAAATAATCCTGGCACATTTTCCAAGATGAAGTATTGTGGTCGTAGTACATCAATAAATCTCCATACTTCATCCCATAACCATCTTTCATCATTAACTCCTTTTTTATTACCTGCATTTGATACAGGTTGACAGGGAAAACCTGCCGTTAATACATCTATTTTTGGTAAGTCTATTGGATTTATATTTTCTACTTTGTCGTTAATTACTAAAGCATCAGGAAAATTTTTTTCTAATACAGAACAACAAAACTTATCCATTTCTATCATCCATTCGTGAGATGTTGCAAGACCAGATCTTTGTAATCCGTATTCAATACCACCAATACCACTAAACAAGCTACCTATTCTCATTAATTATATCCCTACATTCCTTACATTTTTTATCAACAATATATGTTGGCTCACCAAACATATTTATTTCGCCTATACCACAACTAAGACAACGCACTCTTTAGCTTGTCAATCATAGCACTAGCATTACCTTTAGTAGCTTCGCCACTAGATAAATACTTTTTAGCTTCTGCACCTAGCTCATCAAGTCCTGCATCAATAGCTTGTGTAATTAAACTATTAATAAAGTTTTTTTGTCCATCACTTATTGGATCTTCCATCCATTTACCTTCAGGTATATCAGCCATATCTTCCTCACTTTCTTTCTGATCTACACTACCTAATGTTTCTATAATAGTATTGACTACCTCACTATTTCCTGCTCTATCTTCAAATTCTTTTTTAAATTTATCTACATAATCTTCTACAAGTTTAAGAAATTTATCTACATTATCGTTAGACCAATCCCCTACATTGTCGCTAATAGATTTGTCCATTTTGAATCTAGTCATTTGTGTTTGATAACACTTCTTAGCAAAGTCTTTGTCCTCGTTGCACATACTAAATACCATTTCTTTTAGTTGTGGTTCTGTCAAACTAGAAGGGGATTTCGTACTCTCTTGTGCTACTTGTTTTTTTTTAGGTGTTTGTTGATCTGGTTTTTGATTACCTACTTTTGACATTTCTTCTCTACTTGGTCTAGCTTTACTGCTGCCTTGATACTTCCAATTAGCTAATGCTCTACCTATTGCAGAAGTTTCGCAGTTTTCAACCCAGGCATCCGTGTTTGCAAAACCACCTTGACCTTTTGTTTCTTGTGCTATGCCTGTTGATATGGGATTACTGTCATCTGCATCTATATAAACTAAAGCTCTTATAGTTACACACGATCCATCTTCTGTTTCGTGAACAACCTCTGTAAATATGCGACCATTAGGATTATCTTTCCAATATTGTTTAAGTCTATCCTCTACTGTTTCGTAGTTTTCTAAATTAAATTTAGCCATTATGTTTCTCCTGTTCTGTGTGCCTACAATGTTACCTTGTATATAAGACAATTTCTACTATAATAAAAGAAAACGATATTTGAATTATTCATTATTGTTTCCTTTCTGGAATAGCCGACTAGCGATAGTCGGCTATTTTATTACTCTGTGTATAAATACTGTGGATAACTCTGATATTTCAGATAATTCTTTTACGGAAACTCCAGATCTATGTAAATTTTTAAGTGCTTCATTTCTTATATCAGTAAAGTTTTTCAGAATATGTTTTGCTGCCCATATCTCTGCTATTGTTTCTTTTAAAACATAAATTTGATCTTCTACTTCTCTAGTCCTGGTAGTTTTTTCTATATTATCCATAGATTTTTTTAACAATTCATCCATTTGCTTTCCTTCCTTAAATTATTTTATATTGTTGAATCTGCTTTTTTAACTGTAATTATATAGCTTCCCATTTGTGATTCAGCAGATACTATTTCTAGTTTGTGATACCTACAATATCGTTGCACATCATTTGTGCTTGGGAAAATCCTAAAGGATTTGTTAAAAGAAACAACTATTTGCCTACAATTTACTGGCATATCTAGTTTTATCATATAATCTATTATAAACATATGTTAATTAATAAGTGTTAATTAAATTAACTTTGTTTATCTGCTGATCTTACTTCTGCTATTGAAAACACTTGCATATTTAAAGAGCTATGTATGTGTCCTAACATTTCTTCCATATGTTTAATAGCTTTTTCTTCTGATTCTGTTGTAATATACTTTGTTCCTACAACATTTACTCTATACTTTTTCATTACTTTCCTTTCCTAACAAAAACATCAATTCCTGTTGGCTTCCCTGGTGTTTTCCAAAATTTACTTAGACCAATAGCATAAATTTCTAACTTTTGAGATGGCTGATCCTCGCCTACATCATAGTAAATTGTAATTGGATCGTTGTCCTTAATGTATTGCAGGGCATCCAACACATCCTCTTTAGTCCATTTATTCTCCATAATCCAGATCCTCACTTCCACAATCCCAACACCGGGATTCTATTTCATCTACCTTTTCTCCACCATCAAGCTGCTCACTATTTGCAAACACCCAAACGGCATCAACAATTTCATCAGACTTACAATCATTACAAGTAATCATTATTCCTCCTTATGAATATTTACCATCACCTAATAACTCTCTTAACAAAGTTATTCTTGCATAGTGCCATATCAAGTTATCAATAGCAGAAAAATCTCTCCTGCTAACTTCCTCAATTACCTCAAAATATTTCATACCTGATACATCTGCACTATCATAAACACCTTGGTCTATGTACTCTTGTAAACTTTTTACTTCATTAAAGAGTTTTGTTCGTACATCTTTTATTAAAAATACTTCTCTTGTTTTTATCTTATCCATTATTCTTCCTCTCCACAAACAAGTTCATACTTGTTTGAAAATATAATATTAGGAACTAAATAAGAATTTCCTTGCTGATCGTAAACTCTATCTAGCTCATCACCTTTAGTCCATTCGGTATAAGAACAAATATCTAACTGCCAGTCATACTCGTAGGAGTTGTCATCAATCTTATCCCAACTAGCTTGAAATTCTTTCCAAGTTAATCCAGGGCCGTTGTTATTCCAATCTTCTAATGTAGTAAATCCTTTGTAATCTCCAAAATATTTGCCTACACATTCATCATCACAAAAATAATATGTATCTCCGTGATAGATATATCCTTTGCTCATACCACTTTTGCAGCAATCGCATTGTCTATAATATAATTTAGTTTTCATAGAACCCCCAATACTTACAATCAGGGCAAACACATTCATCAAATAAATTTTTGGAACATATTAAATCAGAATTAAGTGCAAACGGATAGCCCAGATCCATAAGAATACCTAATAATTTTTCAACGATTCCATACAATTCATCTTTTGTTTCTTGTTTGGTAGTCATTGTTTTCCTTTCGTTTAATTAACTAACCTACATTATACCTACATTGTAGAAATAGTAAACCATAGTTAATTATTTATTTGCCTACAAAATCGTAAGATCAGCCCATAAAAAAAACTAATCCCAGGCAAGGGGCAGCCCGGAATTAGTTTTTTGTTTATTTATTTATTAGCTTAAATTAAATTTTTCAAAAATTCTATCTAATGTTTTTTCTAAAATAGTTATAAATTTATTTAAAAAATAACCAAATGAAATACACAAAACAACAATTATTAAAAACTCTGTTTCATTTAAATACATTTTTTTCCTTTCTGTTTTGGATTAACTCCCACAAGCTAACAAAATTAAATTCATTAGCTTGAAGTAATTAATTTACAAATAATTCTGATGGATAATATCTCTCCAAGAATTCAAGCAAGATTTTCTCTTGTTCAGAATTTAATTGTGCATTTGTCCAAGGTTCAAACCAATCCTGAAATTGAATTTTGGAAACCCGATCTTCAAAATTACAAATAATTCTAGAGGCAGGACCTCCACCACCAAGCGTAATTACGATTTGTTGTTTGACCTCAACTCCGTAATTTTCTCTTAGTGATTCCTCAACTTCATCAACAATTTGATGATTAGGATTATCTTTGTTCAATTCAGAATCAACTATCGCCAATTCTTTTTTTGTTTGCTCCAGGAATTTGTTAGCGAACTCGTTCGCCCTTTCCTGTATGGTTTTTTCTCCCATTTGTTTAACTCACTTTCCGAACTTTTGATTATAAAGTTCTTTGAGGACACCTGTTAAATGTCCTCTAAGAATCTTATAAGACTCTCCTAATAGTCATATTGTCACATACTCCGTATAGAGAAATGTTTTGTTCTTCATTTAAAAAATCTATAACATTTTTTAAATTGTCAAAATATTCCGTAAAATGTGGGTGATAACCATAAACACCCCAACCAATACAATCGGAGTTTTCTTGTGTAGAGTTTGGGTCAAACTCGTAGCCTTGCCCAACTTCTTCAAAGAATCCTTTCAATTCTTCCTCCGTATAAATGCCCTGTGAATCCTCCCAATAACAATGAAAATATGGTACATCCATTTCTAAATCTCTCATAAATTCATAAGGGTCATTTGGTTTTTCATCTAGAACATCACGATCAAATGTATTTTCCATTTTTTAGAAATCCTCCAATTCTTTAAAGTTCAACATTTCTAATAGTTCAACTCCATCTTTTAAAGTTGCACTAAATCCGAACTGTTTTTCTCCATCCCAATAACCGAAATAACATTCTGTTTCTAAAGAATATTTTTTCACCTCGTGAAGTATTTCGTGGTCTTGTGAATCAATTAAAAACCCTTTATAAAAATAGTGGACACATCCACCACCTGAGTGGTATATTTCCACATTCTTATTATTTAAAAATGCTTCTTTTTCTATATCCACATTAGGTTTTAAAAAGATACAAAGCTCATCATTCACTTCAACCTTTTCAATCATTTCAGAATTAATAGAATCTAAATTCCATAATCCTTTATTTGTATATTCATTCATTTTAGGATTCCACTCCCAAATTTCGTATTTCATTTTTTCCCCTTTTCTTAGAATCCAATATTATTGATTTCTATTATTTGAGTTTCTTTACACTCAATACAACTTTTATATTCTATAAAAATTGTTTCTTTTTCTTCGCTTAGATATTCATCAACTCCATTAATTGGAGTATGTGAACAAGTTAATTTATTTACTTCTTTATAAGTGAACATTTATTACCCCTTTTGTTTAACTTCTTAATCTGTAAGTTTCAAAGTCTCTTATCCATTGAGCCTTACATCTTTTACTACAAAACAAATTACCTTTATATTTATATCCATTTCTAGTTGGAAAAATTTCAGTAAAACTGAAACTACATATAGATAATTGGCTTATCTTGTATTTTTTTTCATCTTCCATTGTTCTCCCCTTTTGTTTAATTAACCTAAGTTAATATTAGTCAATTAAATAAGCTAAATAAACTACCTTTTTTCAATTTTTTTCTAGCTGATCCTTAAAATTTAATTTTTTAAATATCCTTTGTTTATGGGTTTGGCTGCTTGGGTACTTGTTAAGCTCAAAATTTAAAAGGTCTTAAATCGCTTTTAAATGCCCTGTTTATTTTCAAAACATTTGAAACACACAAAAACTCCGTTAAAAGATTCATAATTAAATATTTGGAAATGCTTTTCGTATTTGCTTGGAGGAATCATAGAACCACAATTAAAACATTTATGAAAAGAATGACATAAACATTTTTTTGTTTGGGGCCGCCAGGCAAACTTATTTTTTAATTTATTGATTATCTTTTTAATTGTTTCCATTACACAAATGAGACTGTAAGAGTTTTTTTATTTTTAGGAAGTTTCTTTGAAATCTTTTTACTGTCGCACGGACATTTAATTAAAACACGGACACCTAGACACACAAAAAAACATAATAGGGATATTTCGCCTCATAACTTCACAAAACCTTTTAAACGTTGGATTAATTGGGATTCACGCACACATTCACGCCTACGAACGCAACATAATGCAAATTATCGGACAAACTGCATATGTTAATTTGAGGGCGTGTATATCGTATACGTAACCCCAGGATCAATGTAAGGAAACTATACAAAAACAATAAAAATAAAACAGCACTATATGTTGTGTATTTTTAATGACCTACTACATATAGTAGGACTGCTATCACAGTAATACATATTAGATCCCTCTACCTGTTTTAGTGTATTCTTACACTCTTTACATACTTTCAATAAGATAAGAATAATCTATTTTTTTTTAAAAAAGACAGAAAGAATATAACTTACCCTGTGTCATCCCTCCCAACCGATAACAAATCTATTTATGACTTATTTTATATTATGAAGTAATAGGCTTTAACCCTAGTTATGATGGTCTGGCTAATCCACTTATCCTGTTGTTTGATCTGGTATTTCTTTCCTAAGAGCCAGAGAAATATCTTGTTTGTGTTGTCATACTATCATAGATTTATTAATATACAAATTAGCTTAGGAAAGTCCTAAGTATTAGTTAAGAATAAATATCTATAACTAAGGAAAAATAGAAAGATAGCTTTATCATTAAGACAACACAGTTGGCGTTGATTTAACTTTATTTCTTTTTTCTTTCATTACAGTAAATGGACAGACTGTACGGAACAAGGCCCTGCTTACCGATTGGCAGGGTTTTGTTTTTGACTTAATTTATTTTATGATCTATAATAAAATTACTCATTTCTTATGAGTATCAATTCCCTGTTTGATTAACAATAAACCCTAGCTAGTCTAGGGTTATGGATATAGAAGTACAGGACTGTGATGAATGTTGGAATCCTTATTGGGAAGATCAACTAACTGATGGTGTTTGTGCTAACTGTTTATAAAAAAATTTTTTTTACGCCTTCGGCTCTTGTAACCCTTCTGGTTTTTGCCTACCTTTTATTCTTGGATAAGTTTTTGTTTTATGAGCATTACAATATCTAAACTTGTTATATTTTGAAATAACAGTATTACAGTTTTCCTGCAAACAAATTCTTCCACTACTATATGAAGTAGAGGGTTTGTAATTAGGATATTTATTTCCTTTTATATAATCACTCATACAAGATATAGTATAGTTAGGAGAAAGCAAACTTATGTACGGATATAAGAAGAAGAAAAAGAAATCTAAGAAAAAAGGTAAAAAATAACAAATGGCTGAGTGGCGTGGAATGAAGGTTAAGCTAAATAGTCCTACGGCTATCAGAAAAGGCGAACCTGGTTATGGTCGCAAATCTAAAAAGGTTTTTGTTATGTCCAATGGAAAAGTTAAGAAGGTAATGTTTGGAGATCCAAATATGCCTGTACGTAAAAGCAATCCTAAAGCAAGAGCTTCATTTCGTGCCAGGCATAAGTGTTCTACTGCAAAAGACAAGACTACTGCTCGTTATTGGGCGTGTAGGGATTGGTAGGAGTTTATGAAAATTAAAGGCGTAGATATGTCTGATCTTACTAAAAGACAACAACAAACTATGAAAAAGCATTCTAAACATCATACAAAAAAACATATGGAATATATGCGTAACAGTATGAAAAGAGGTGCTACATTTACACAAGCACATAAAAGAGCTATGAAGAAAGTAGGTAAATAATGGCTGGTAGAAAAGTAAGTTGGATGTGGGGTGGCAAAAGATATTATGGCACTTTAATTCCTAGCAGAGAAACTAAAGATGCAAGATTTGCTAGAACAGAAAACGGAAAAATAAAAAGACTTCCAAAGAAAAAATAATGGCAGAACGAAAAGTTTGCAGTAACGAAGGATGCAATAAAAAATTTACTGCTCATTCAAATAAAAAAATATATTGTTCTGATCAATGTAATCGTAAAGCGTATTACAAAAGAAAAAAGAAAATTAAATCTATAGAATACACGACACAAATGACAATTAGTCGTGGAGAACATTATGAAGAATATGTCAAAGAATATGCAGAAGCAGTAGAAAAAAAATATATACAAAAACAAGAAGTTGCAAAATTATTAAAGGTATCTAATCCTATTGTTACTAAAATGCACGAGGCGTATCTTGTAGATCGGGAAACAATAAAAGCAGCAAAAGATTGGGAAGCACCTAAAGAAGCTATAAAGTCATTAGATAAATTTGAAGATTTTAGAGATAGGTATTTTGAAACCGAAACAGGCGAACAATATGAAACAGCAGATTTTCATAAAAAATGGATTACAAGTATTTTAGATGCAATAGAAAATGGTGGAGAGCAAATGATATTAAGTCCACCACGACACGGCAAAACAGATCTTCTTACACACTTTGCTGTATGGCAGATTTGTAAAAATCCTAATGTAAGAATTATGTGGGTTGGTGGTAATGAAGAAATAGCAAAAAATGCAGTAGGTGCAGTTGTAGATCATTTAGAACACAACGAAAAATTAATACAAGATTTTTGCGTTCCTGGAGAATCTTTTAAACCTAAATCACGATCTGGAAAATCTTGGACATCAGGACAGTTTACTGTTGCTACTAGAACTGTTACAGGTATTAAATCACCAACAATGGTTGCTGTAGGTAAAGGTGGCAAGATTCTATCAAGAGATTGTGATTTGATTATTGCAGATGACATTGAGGATCACGGCACAACAATACAACCTAGTGCTAGAGAGCAAACAAGACAATGGTGGACAACTACTTTGTCATCTCGTAAAGAGGAACATACAGCTATTGTTGTTATAGGTTCAAGACAGCACCCGGAAGATTTATATAACTTTTTACTAGAAAATCCACAGATGGACAAGATAGTAGAAGAAGCACATAGCACAGAATGTGTATTGCCAGAAAACGAATTAGAGTTACATACAGATTGTATGCTATGGGCAAGTAAGAGAAGTTACAAGTGGTTGTTATCACGATTACAAGCTGCTGAAACTACAGGTGGTAAAGCAATATTTGAAATGGTATATCTTAACAAAGCATTTGCAGAAGGTATAGCTATGTTTGATGTAGAAGAAGTAGATTTATGCAGAGATGTCAATAGAGTTGTAGGACACATACCAGCAGGATGTCATTTAGTAGCAGGACTAGACCCTGCATCCACAGGTTACCAAGCTGCTTTTTTGTGGGCTGTAAATAATGAAACAGGCAAAATGTATATGGTAGATATAGAAAACGAACAGGGTGGTGGGATTATACAGGCAAAAGAAACAATAAAGAATTGGTACGAAAAATATAATCTTGCACATTGGGTTATAGAAGAAAATGGTTTTCAGAGAGCTATAAGACAAGACAAAGATTTAAAAGAGTATTGTGCAAGAATGGGTATTTACTTAGAAGGACATCAAACACAGAAAAACAAATTTGATCCTATCTTTGGTGTAGGAAGTATGAGAGAATTGTTTAGAGAACAATTAATTTCTTTACCTTATGGTAGTGCAGAAAGCGAAACTAAGAGTAATATATATCGTAGGCAACTAATTTATTTTTCTACAGGTGCTAGTAAGCAATCTGGCAGAAACAACAAAAGTGATGTTGTTATGGCAAGTTGGTTTCCTATGCGTGTAATCAGGAGATTACAGAAGGAAAGACTAGCAGAAGTAGGATTAGATTATACACCTAGTTTTGGAGAATGGAATTTAAGCGATATAAACGATATACCTTGGAGATAGAATGACACCTGAAGAAATACAATATCAAATTACGCAGTTGCACTATGACAACCAAAGTGCTTATTCCACTAGAGGTCGTATTCGTGCAATTATGAATGGCGGCCCAGATGGTATTCTTGCATTACTAGGCGACCAATTACAAGGTTTTGAAGATTTCCAAATACCTGTACCTAACTTAATGATGTCAGGTTTAGAACATTTATCACAAAAGATAGGTCGTATTCCTAACTTAAAAGTAGATATACCTAATGGTAAAGATTCACAAAGGGCAAAACAGAAAGCAGAAAAGATTGCTCGTATAGTTACTGCGTATGATGATACACAAAAACTAGAAATGCAAATGCCACAAGTAGGAAGATGGCTACCTGGTTATGGTTTTGCAGTATGGGTAATTAGAGAAAAGAAAGGACCTGATGGCACACCATATCCTTGTGCTGAACTTCGTGATCCTTACAACTGTTTTCCTGGTTACTTTGGTGCTGATCAACAACCAAAAGAAATGGCTATTGTTCGTAGAGTACCTAAAGAGGCTCTGGCAAGAACTTATCCTAAATCAGCAGAAAAAATTATGGCTAAAGATGGCTATGAAACTAACACACTAGGTATAGGTAATGCTTATGCTTCTGCTTACACAGATTCTTACAATGGCTCTTGGGCAAATTCAAATGGCGAAGGTGATTTAGTAGCAGAGTATTACAACGAAGAAGGTACATACATATTCCATATGACTTCTGCAACTATTCTTGACTTCATACCAAATCCACTTGATAGTGGACCTGCGTTTGTTATTGCAAAGAAATTTGCTTTTGACAGAATGCAAGGACAGTATGACCAGATCATAGGACTTATGGCTTCTATGGCAAAGATTAATGTGATGTCAATAATAGCTATGGAAGATGCAGTATTTACAGAAACAAATATATCAGGAGAGATAGAATCAGGACAGTATCGTAAAGGTAGATTTGCTGTTAACTATCTAGCTCCAGGTACACAAGTAAGTAAACCTGCATCTAATGTTCCTTATCAAATATTTCAACAAATAGACAGAATAGAAAGACAACTTCGTGTAGGTGGTTCTTATCCTGTATCTGATGATTCACAAAGTCCACTTAGTTTTGCAACAGGTAGAGGATTAGAAGAACTAGGTGCAAGTATGTCGCTTATGATTAGAGAATATCATACAGTTATGGCAGATGCTATAGAAATGATTGATGCTAAAAGATTAGAGTGGGATCAAAAAATGTATGGTGGCAAGAGTAAAGAATTATCAGGATATTATCAAAACACATTTTTTAATGAAACATATGACCCAAACAAAGATATTAATGGTGCATATAAGACACGCAGAGTGTATGGTGCTATGGCTGGTTATGATGAGCCACAGAAAATAGTAACAGGGCTGCAACTACTACAGGCAGGTATCATAGACACACAGACTTTACAAGAAAACCTAGATGGTTTAGACAACCTTGTAAGAGTTAATGAAAGAATAACAAAAGAAAAAGCAGAAAAAGTATTGTTTGATTCTTTACTAGCACAGGCACAACAAGGCGACCCTAAAGCAACTATGGCTGTTATACAAATAAGAAAACAGCCAGATGATATGCAAAGTATTTTAGATAAGTTTTATACAGCAGAACAACCTGAAATACCACAAGCAGAACAAGATTTGCTTGGGGGTGCGACCTTACCACCACAAGGTCCACCACCGGGCATAGCACAATTACTACAAGGTATGGGTGGATAATGTCAACAAACGGAGATTTTGCAGAAATAGTACATAACTCACTTGGAGATGTAGATGAGGTTGGAGATGATATATTGCTTGAAGCAGAAACATTACAACCAAGAATGTTTAGAGATCAAATGCCACCTTTAGCTTTTCCTTTTGGTTATATGATTATAAGTTCTACTTTTATGTTTTATGATGATGATGAGGAGCAAGATGGCTACGAGGAGTTCTAGTAACAAAGGTGTAACAGGTAGAAATACAAATGTACCACCAGCAGCAAGAAATTTTCAAGATAATACACAAGCAGTTCGTAGAATACCTGGTGTAGAATATGGTGAGCAAAAACAATTAACAGAACAACAACAAGCTGCACCATTACCTAAAGACACAATGCCACAAGCTCAACCAAGACCTATGCCTAATATAGATGTGTTTGGTGCAACACAAAGACCAACAGAACCTGTTACAGCAGGATTAGATATTGGTCCTGGCGTAGGATTAGCACAACCACCACAACAAAATGTAAATGATTTGTTATATCAAATGTACGCTATGACAGGTGATACTGCTTTGTTACAGTTGGTGGATTTTGACTGATGGCAATTAAAGATTTTGGATATGATGATGACTTGTTTGATGATCAATTTCAACAGACTTTTGCAACTAAAGAAAATGTATCTCCTGTAGTATCACAGGAAGAAGCTAACAGGGCTGCACAGATAGCCAACACTTACCCTAATTTACCAGCTAGTGTTATAGCTGCTGCTGCAAAAATGGGTTTGCCTTTTGATAACAATGCTTTATCTGAAATAGCAAAAAAAGTAGAACTACAAAGAGAAACACAGTTTAATAAAATAAAAAGATTTGTAGGAGAAAACCCATTAGCTAATCAAGTAAAAAACAATAAATTTTTTCAGGTAATAGGTAGTCCTATAGACAATATATTAAAACCTACTGTTAGAGGTGCTGTTACAGGTTTTGTAGATATATACGAAGCAATATTTCCAGCATTAGCTAGAGCAGAGGAGTTACAAGATCAAAACCCTGATATGTCATTTAGTGATGCTTATAAACAAGCTATAAAAGGAACATTACGAACACCTAAAATGTTGGAAGCAATTAGGTCAGGAGAAAATTTTGATATGGGTAGAGGTTGGCTAAAACTATCTACTGATCCTTCTGATACAGATGAATACAAAAGATTAGTTGCTAGTGGTTATGACCCAATACAAGCTAGGCAATATGTTTTAGATAATGTACTAGGTACGCAGATAGATGTAGAATCAAGAGAAACAGCAGAAAACATTGTGCAGTTTCAAGGAGAACTAGGAGAGCAATTTAAAAATGCAGGATTAAATCCCTCTGTATCTCCTGGTAGAAAAGTATTTCAAGAATTAGGTTTGTACAATGTATATGAACCTGGAACTAAACAAGCACAGTTTGCAACAGGTGCATTAGATTTTGGTTTTCAATTAGCATCTCCTGAAAACTGGGCAACGCTTGGTATAGGTAAAGCAAGACAAGCAAGTAAAATGTTTCAAGCAGCAGAAGTGTTAGATGATGCAGGTGTAATTACTAGAGGTATAAGAAGTACATTTCACGGACCAACATTACAACAATATCTTGCAGGTAGTAAAGGCAAAGATTTTAAAAAGTTATTATTTGAAAATGCAGACAATCCTTTTGAAATAATAACTCGTACAAAACAATCTATTACAGATGCAAACTTTTTTGCTGATCTTAAAAAAACTATCGCAGATAACAACTTGACCACTTATGACAAAAGAGCAGAAAGTGTTTTAGATGAGTTTTTGTCTGAAAAAGTTATTAGAGAAGGTATAGATAAAGCAGAAGGTATAGGATCAGCAAGATTAATAGATGCTTCTAATATGTATGTACCACAAGTTATTCGTGGTAATGGTTTACAAAAAGCATTACAGTTATATTTTGCACCATCTTTTGGAAGATTAGTAGATGCTAATGACCCTGCTAATGCTTTACAAAACTTGTATAGATTTAGTTTGCAATCTAAAGCATTCTTAAAACAAACAGAGGAAGGTACAGACCTTGCAAATAAATTATTAAACAATGCAATAGATGCTTACAGTAAAGGTGGCGACATAGGTGCAAGTCTTAACAAAGTTGTAGCTGATTGGCTAGAACAAGATTTTTATAAAGTTCTTATAGATTCAGGTGTAAAAGAATCTGTTGCAAAACAAGCTACTAAAATATCTAGGCAGTTTTCTGATGATGCAGATATTGCTGCTGATATGAACAAAGGTGTGTATGGAATAGATGGTCAAGGTAATAAATTTCCTATTAACGAAGTATTAAGAGCTAATGGTGTAAGTCCTGAAGATGCAAATAGTGTTTCAAGAGCTTTGTTTAGTACACAAATAAACAATACAATTTATTTGCCTGAATTAAATAAAGTGATAAAAGCATCTAATCAAATGACAAAAAACTTACAAGGTAATATGACAAAACTTGTAGACCAAATAGGTGGAGAAAAATCAGAAGCATTTATACAATTTTTAGATTGGTACAACTCTGATATATTCAAACCACTTGCTTTGTTAAAACCTGCTTGGACAGTAAAAGTTATTGGAGAAGAACAAATACGACTTGTATCAAGAGGTATATCATTTGCACCACTAGCACCAATACAGATAGTAGCTAGAATGTTTGGTCGTTCTGTTGGAGCAGAAGATGGTGGTAAGTTAAGAAAAGGTGTTGATCCATTATTACCAGGAGAAGCAGCAGGTGGTTCTTTTGCATCTGATTTAGCACACAATGATGCCTTGACAGGTTTGAACAATGTAAGAACTATGAGAAGAAAAGTAGTTAACCCTGGTAGATGGAGAACAGTTGGTAAAGGAGAAACAGATTATAACCCTGCTGTTATAAGAACTGTATATCAAATGATTAATGATGATGTAGCTGTTGATATAGCAAGAATAGAAGCTACAGGATTATCGCCACTACAAAAACAACAAGAATTTAGAAAATTAGCAGACAGATTAAAAAATGGAGATTTGAAAAAAAGGTTAGAAAAAGTAGTAGGAGAACAATCACACCCATTTAATAAAGCATTACAGTCTGATGAAGTTGCATTAGAGTATGTATATTATTTAAGAGCTAATGTAAATCAAGGTCTTGGTGGCAAAGTTATAGCAGATGAAGGCACAAGTGCTTTAAATTGGGTTCAAGATACTGCTAGTCAGCAACTACTAGAAATGGTAGCTAACAGAGGTAAGTTTGTAACTACTAATGGTAAACAAATGGATTT